CGAAATTCCTTTGGTCGAGATCCAGGAGACGGTAATCGAAATCCCCGAGGGGAAGGAAACCACCGTCGAACTGGAGGACGGCAGCATCGAGATCACAATCGAGGAACCGGAAGAGTCTTCAAGTATTCTGGAGGCTCCATTTGATTCCAACCTTGCCGAATTTCTTGAGCGAGACAGACTCAACTCTATCGGCTACGATCTAGTCGATTTGGTCAAGGCCGACGAGCAGTCGCGAGAGGATTGGCTCGAGGGGTTTCGTCACGGCATGAAGCTGCTCGGTTTCAAGCCGGAAGACCGGACGGAACCGTGGGCCGGCGCGTGCGGCATTGTTTCGACGATGATTCCCGAGGCGGTGGTTCGCTTTCAGTCGAACGCGATGACGGAGGTCTTCCCCGCGGATGGTCCGGTGAAGGTGAAGATCATGGGGCGCGTGACGAAGGAAGTCATCGAGCAGAGCGAGCGCGTCCGCGACCGGATGAACTACACGCTGACCGAGGAGATGCCCGACTATCGCACGGAAACCGAGAAGCTGCTCTTTGGGCTGGCGTTCATCGGGTCAGCGTTTCGCAAGGTCTGCCCGGATACCCAGACCGGAAAACCAGCGGCGACCTATGTCCGCGCCCAGGACATGATCATCCCATACGGGGCATCTTCGCTTCAGACGGCCCCCCGCTACACTGAGGTCCTCAGGCTGTTCCCGTCTGACGTACAGCGATTCCAGGTCACAGGGCAGTGGTTGGACGTTCCCGTTGACGAGACGCCCGATGTATCCGATCTCCAGGAGGCCATCGACGAGGCTACCGAGCGGACGCCGTCCTCAATGGAGTCCGACCCAGGGACGTACTATGAGTGCCATACCCTTCTGGACATTGAGGAAGACCCCCTCCGTAACGAAGACGGTCTCCCGCTTCCGTATGTGGTGACGTTCGACCGCAACGGCGTTGTCGTGGCAATCCGGCGCAACTGGGATGAGTTCGACCCGAAGAAGCAGAAGCTGGTGTGGTATGCGGCGTACAGCTACATCCCCGCCGAAGGCCCGTATGGCTATGGCGTGCTGCATCTCGTCGGCGGTAGCGCGAAGGCGGCTACCTCCATCGAGCGGCAACTCATCGACGCTGGCACTCTCGCGAATCTCCCCGGCGGGTTCAAGACGAAGGACGCCCGCGTGTCTGGGTCTGACGATCCGGTCCCCCCCGGCGAGTGGCGAGACGTGGACTTGGGAGCGAACACCCTGCGCGAGTCCTTCTTCCCGCTCCCATACAAGGAACCGTCCGGTACCCTGCTCACGCTCCTCAACCGCATTGAAGAGAACGGCCGCCGGCTGGCCTCGATCTCCGACATCCAGGTCGGCGACATGAGCGGCAACGCCCCCGTGGGCAGCGTGCTCGCCGTGATGGAGCGGGAGATGAAGGTGATGTCCGCGGTACAGGCGCGGCTCCACGCAAGCCTCCGCGACGAGTTTCGCATCCTGGCGCGTGTCATGCGGGACATGGCGCCGGATGAGTACGAGTACGATGTCGAGGGCGGCAGCCGCCTGATTCGGAAGGCCGACTTCGATTCGCGCATCGACGTGATCCCAGTGTCCGATCCGAACGCCGCGACTTTGTCTCAGAGGATTACTCTGTACCAGGTGGCGGTGCAGTTGGCGCAGCAGGCCCCACAACTGTACGATCTCGCGGCGTTGCATCGGCAGATGCTGACCATCGCGGGCATCAAGGATGTGGACCTCATCATCCCCGACAAGACCGACATCAAGCCAACCAGCGTGGTTGCCGAGAACATGGCTATCGCCACAGGCAAACCAGTGAAGGCGTTTGAGTGGGAGCCGCACGAGGCACATATCGCGTCTCACACGGCGTTCCTTCAGGACCCGACCACTGCGGCAATTCTCGGACAGAATCCACAGGCGCAGGCCATCTTCGCTGCGGCGCAGGCGCACATCGCCGAGCACTTCGCCTACCAGTACCGGGCGAACATTGAGCGCGAACTCGGCATACCGCTCCCCGGCCTCGACCAGAAACTTCCCGGCGACATCGAATCGCAGTTGGCGATCGCGGTGGCGCAGGCAAGCCGGCAGCTATTGCAAAAGAACCAGCAGGCGGCGGCGCAGCAAGAGGCGGAGGCCAAGGCTCAGGACCCGGTCCTTCAGATGCAGCAGATGGAGTTGCAGCTGAAGCAGGCCGAGATCCAGCGCAAAGCGCAGGCCGACGCCGCCAAGGCGCAACTGACCGTGGTGACATCGCAGCAGCGTAACCAGGTCGAACTCGAAAGAATCCGGTCACAGGAACGGATGGCGCAGGAGGCGGCGATTGACCGCAACCAGCAGTTCCTGGCCGAAACGAAGGTGAACGCCCCCATGGCGAACATCGAAATCGAGAAGATCAAGGCGCAGATCGCCGAGATTCTTGCTCGAATTGACCAGATGATGTGACGTGATAAAGCAAATCGAAGCACTCATCCAGCAACTGACGGACCAACTGGCTCAAGGCGCAGCCAAGAGTTTTGATGACTACCGTTTCATCGTCGGGCAGGTAACCGCCTACCGACGCACGATCCACATGATCCGCGAATCCGAAAAGAATCGCGAGCACGAAGAGGAACTGTGACCGAAAAAACACCGACCGAAAAAACACCGACCGAAAAAACACCCGCTGAGATTATTCAGCCTTCCCGGTACCACATTCTCGTTGAGATTGTGAAGGCCCTCCGCGAGATCCGCGGCATTGCCATCCCAGACGAACGCGCCCGCCTCGAAGACCAAGCCTCCCAGATGGGGAAGGTGCTGTCGATGGGCCCTGACTGCTTCATGAACCTCGACGTTCACCCCCCGGTGCGCCGAGGAACCCCAGCCTGCAAGGTAGGCGATGTGGTGATGTTCCGTTCGTATACCGGAACCAAAGTCGCCTTGAGGTTTACGGAAGGCGACTTTCGCCTGATCGTGGACGATGCCATTGAAGGCGTCATCGCGGACCCGGATCTGGTTCGGAGGGGTGAATAATGGACGAGGAGATACTCTTGGACGAATCCCTTGTCGAGGAAACTCCGCAAGAGGAAATTGAGATTGAAATCGTCGATGAGACACCGGAGGATCTGAAGCAGCCGACCAAAGAACGGCCCAACAAGAAAGTCCCGGACCTGTCCTCAGAGGAAGAAGTTACCCTCAGCGAGAAGGTGCAGAAGCGCATCGCCAGGATGACCTACGAGGTCAACGAGCAGAGGCGGAAGGCAGCGGAAGCAGACCGTCAACGGTTCGCCGCGATGAAGCTGGCGCAGTCGGCCATCGCCCACCAGAACGAACTCGCGCAGCGCCTGAACTCGATTCAGGCCGGATTCAAGCAGGAAGCCATCGACCACCGCGTTGCGCGGCAGCAGGCCATCCGCAACGAGATCGCGAAGGCGAAAGAGGCCGGCGACACGGAGAAGGAGTCGCTGCTGATTCAGCAGATGGCCGAACTCGCCGCGGCGAAGACGGCAGTTGAGAACTGGAACCCGACCCCGCTCCAGCAGGTCGAGGTTCCCATGGTAGCCGAACCGCAACCGGAGCAGCCAGCGCAACCGGAGATCGACGAAGAGGCGCTCTCGTGGGCGCAGCGAAACGCCGAGTGGCTCAACAAGGCACGCACATCACCCGAGGCCGCGGCGGTCATGCAGTACGCAGTGAACTACCAGGCGGCGCTTGGCCGAGCGGGTCATGATGTAAACTCCCGTTCGTGCTACGATAAAATCGACGAAGAGATTCGTCGAAGATTCCCGGATGTCGTTGGTGCCGAAGCCCGAACGTCCGCAACCAGCCCGAGGGTCCCTACGGTGACCAACGCCTCTCGCGTAAATACCGTTGCACCCGGCAAGCGTGTGATTCGACTGTCCCGTGATGAAGCGGCGGTCGCTGACGGATTGGGCATTTCCCACCGAGACTATTGGGAAATGTTGCAAAAGGGGAATCAATAATGGAAACACCGCGTCGCACACGCGCCGAAGAGACCCGCGATTTCAAGTCGCGCACAGCGCAATGGGAACCTCCGTCCCACTTGCCGGAACCTGCTCACCGCGAGGGCTGGGTACACCGTTGGTGCGCTCACGCCGTCCAGGGTGAAACGCACGTCGTCAATATGAACAAGCGCCTCCAGGAGGGCTGGGTTCCAGTCCCCGCTGAAGAGTATCCCGAGGTCACCTCGCGAATCTTCGGCCACACCGGGAAGGGCAATATTGACTTCGGCGGCCAGACGCTGTGCCGGATGTCGTCTGAAATGATGGCGAGCCGCAGGGCGTATTTCGAGCAGAAGAACCGGATCGAGTTGGCGGGGGTGAGAAATGATCTCGCCGCCGTGAAAACAGATCCCAAATATGGACGGTTCACCGAAAATCGCATCGAGCAGACGGCCACGAAAGGCCGGCAGGCTCTCGACTTCGGGACCGGCGAATAGTTGGATTCGTTTTCCTGAGCGGTGACCAACCACCAGGAGAATCTCAATGTCCGCTACTTCTACGCCTTACGGCCTGGAGCCGACGGTCCTGGCTGGCGGGAGCCCGAGTGGAGTTATCCGCTCGATCCTTCTGACCGCCAACGTCGCTACTGGCTTCTTCAACGGGGATGTTGTGAACGTGGGGGCGGGGGTTGCCACCCCCGTCACCACTACGCCCAGCACCACCCGAAACAGCAGCACCCCTACCGGAATCTTCGTCGGCTGCACGTACTTCGACACGAATCGGCAGTTCGTCACCGCGAACTTCTTTCCGGCGAATGGGTTCACCAGCTTCAGCGCCAATGGCCCGATCAACCTGATGATCGTGGACAACCCGGACGTGCAGTTCAAGGTGCAGGCGAACGGCTCGGTGGCGTATACCGCCATCGGCAAGAACGCCTCGCTGGCGAACTTCTCGAATGGCAGCACCACCACCGGCAACTCCCGCGTCCAACTGGATGCTGCCTCGATTGCCACGACCAACACTTTGGGTGTTCGCATCATCGACATCGCTCCCGTTCTTGGGAACGCTGCCGGCGACGCCTTCACCGACGTCATCTGCGTGTGGAATCAGAACGTCCACGCTTACCGCAACATCCTGGGGGTCTAAATCATGGCTATCACACGCGCACAACAACAGAAACAGCTTTTGCCTGGCCTGCACAAGGTCTGGGGCGACGAGTACAAGCAGTACCCGCCGCAGTGGTCCGAGATCTTCCAGCGTCAGACCTCAAAGCGCAGCTTCGAGGAAGAGCAGAAGATCTCGATGTTCGGCCTCGCCGCCGTCAAGACGGAAGGCCAGGGCGTCACCTACGACACCGCGCAGGAAGCGTTCACCGCTCGGTATACGCACACCACCTACGCCCTCGGGTTTGCGATCACCGAAGAAGCCATCGAGGACAATCTGTACATCCCGGTGGCCGGCCGCTACACCCGCGCCTTGGCTCGTTCCATGGCGCACACCCAGGAGATCGTGGCCGCTTCGATCCTGAACAACGGCTTCACCTCCGGCCTCGGTGGTGACGGCGTGGTTCTGTTCTCGACCGCTCACCCGCTGGTCAACGGCGGCACGAACTCCAACCGTCCCACGACCGGTGTCGACCTGAACGAAACCGCGCTTGACGCGGCTCGCATTCAGATCGCCAAGTGGGTGGACGAGCGCGGACTCCTGATCCAGGCCCAGCCGACGAAGATGATTATCCCCGTCGAGTACGCCTGGACTGCGGAGCGGTTGCTGAAGACGGTCCTCCGTCCCGGCACCTCGAACAACGACATCAACAGCATCGTATCGACGAGCTTCCTCCCCGGTGGCTACGTTGTGAATAACCGACTGACGGACCCGAATGCGTGGTTCCTGAAGACGGACGTTCCCGATGGTCTGAAAATGTTCGAGCGCGTCCCGGTGAAGTTCTCCGACGACGGCGACTGGGAGACG